GATCGTGAAGGAACCGACTACAGCAACGAAGGCGGTTGGTACGACGCGAATCTAGTACGTTTCCGTAAGGGGCGTCCGGAAAAAATTGGCGGTTGGTCTAAAAACACACTCAATACTTTTTTATCAACTTGTCGAGCGTTACATGCTTGGGTTAATTTAGAATTAACTAAGTATTTAGGGCTAGGCACCACGTGGAAATATTACGTTCTACAGGGTAATGTTTTTAATGACATAACCCCTTTGCGTGTTACCACATCAGCAGGCGACGTTACTTTTTCGGCAAGTGATGGGGACGCCACCATTACCGTTACTGATGCCAGTCACGGAGCAGTAGCCAATGACTTTGTAACTTTTAGCGGTGCAGCTACTTTAGGCGGTCTTATTACCGCCGAGGTGCTTAATCAAGAATATCAAATTGCTACTATTACGAGTGTCAATGTTTACACCATCGAAGCCAAAGACACTGACGGAGATGAAGTAACGGCGAACAGCAGTGACAGTGGCAGTGGAGGAGGCTCCGTGGTCGGTGCTTATCAAATCAATGTCGGATTAGACGTATTTGTAGAAGGTTCTGGTTGGGGCGCAGGCACATGGGGCGCAGGTACTTGGGGTAGTGTGAGTGCAATTAGTGCGTCTAGCCAATTGCGTAATTGGAGTCACGGTAATTTTGGTGAAGATCTGGTGTTGAATCCTAGAGGCGGAGGCGTTTTTTATTGGGATCAAAGTGGAGGAGCCACCACTAGAGCAGTCGCTGTTTCTGATTTATCGGGGGCTATTTTAGCTCCAACGATTGCGCTACAAGTATTGGTTAGTGACATCGATAGACACGTGGTGTGTCTTGGAGCCGACCCAATTAATGATAGTAACGTAAGAACGTCTTCATCAGACCCTATGTTTATTTGTTGGAGCGATCAGGAAAACGTAACTGATTGGGAGCCAATAGCAACCAATACGGCGGGATCCTTAAGACTTTCCTCCGGCTCTGAAATTATTGGAGGCTTATCTTCCAGGGAAGAAATCTTAATTTGGACGGATACTTCCATGTATTCCATGTCCTACATCGGTCCGCCTTTTACTTTCGGGGTTAATTTAATTAATCAAGGGGTAGGTCTTATTGGGCCTAAAGCTGCGGTCAATACCCCCGATGGTGTTTATTGGATGGATAGAAAGGGCTTTTACAAGTATAGCGGTAGCGTGCAATTGGTGCCTTGCAGCGTACATTACTATGTATTCAGTGACTTTAATCAAGGACAATATTTTCAAACTTTTGGGTTTGTAAACAAACAATTTAACGAAGTGGGATGGTTTTATTGTTCTTCAGGAGAAACAACGATTGATCGTTATGTAGTCTATAACTACGCTGAAAACACTTGGACGATTGGTCAGTTAAGCCGCAGTGCTTGGATGGATGAAGGTATTTTTGAGAGTCCTATAGCAACGTACACCACGTCTAATGTAGGTTATTTGTATGACCAAGAAACAGGAAATGATGCCGATGGTTCTCCTATGGATAACGTATATATTCAATCCAGTGACTTTGACATGCACCCCGATGGGGATGACTACACCTTTATCCGTAAGGTAATTCCCGATGTGAAATTCACCGGGAACGGCGGATCCGATCAAACCATTAACTTTGTGTTGAAATCAAGAAACTTTCCAGGGGACAGCTTGACTACGGATACGACGCAAACCGTTACCTCTACTACGCAAAGATTGGACACGCGCATACGCGCGCGACAATTGGCTTTCAGGATTGAATCCGATGATGATAATTCATCGGAAATACGTTTAGGAGTGGGTTGGCGTTTGGGTGATACGCGGATGGATGTTAAACCGGATGGACGCAGGTAATGGGAAAGCTTTTAGAAACACGTTTACCGATTGCCCTTAATGAAGTTGATCCAGGGATATACAACCGTATGGTGCGTATTCTGGAAATTAACCTCGGTCGTTTTGATACGACGGCAACGCCTGAATACAACGATACGCAAATAGCACAGAATAAATTTAGTGCAGGGGATGTAATATGGAATACCAACAAAAGTGTTTTACAGGTATATACGGGAAGTAAATGGCAAGACATATCAACCAGAACGGCAGTTGGCTTAGAGGCAACTGGTTCCGTCGGCAACTTAACCGTCAGCACGAACGGAGCCACAAGCATCAATTTGAAATGAATACAGCAGAATTGATGAAAGAACTGATGCTAGACGAAGGATACAAACAGGAAGTCTACTTGGATCATTTGGGTTATCCGACCTTTGGGGTAGGCCATTTAATCACTAAAAACGACAACGAACACGGCAAAGACGTCGGTACCCCTGTATCCAAAGAACGTATTGAAGAGTGTCTACAGCAAGATATAAAAATCGTGTGCAGTGAATTGGACATGAATCAACCGTGGTGGCGGAGTCTGGACAACAATCGACAACGGGTAGTGGCTAATATGTGCTTTAACTTAGGCTATCCCCGGTTCAGTAAATTCAAAAAGTTTATCGCTGCCATGCAGACTTCTCAATGGGAAAAAGCAGCAGAGGAAATGATGGACTCGAAATGGGCGACGCAAGTAGGAGAAAGAGCAGTACGCTTAAGGGATAGGGTGTTAAATGCCAATTAGAAAGGTAAAAGGCGGCTATAAAATAGCCAATACCAAAGGAATTTCTCCGAGTAGAAAGGCGGCTGAAAGACGCCTGAGAGCCATTAAAACAAGACAAAATGCAGGTAAAAGTGGTAAAGTATCAAAATATAAAAAGCGTTTGCGGAGGCCTTAATGAAGTTTAAAATACTTAAAAATGTTGTAGGCAATCTAGCTCCGACACTCGGTTCTGCTTTAGGCGGTCCTATGGGCGGTATGGCAGGTAACTTGGTAGCGGAAGTCCTTGGCTGTGATCCGGAGCCCAAGAAAATAGAACAAGCCATACAGAATGCAACACCAGAACAATTGATGGAGCTTAAAAAAGCGGAGAAAGACTTTGAAATCAAGATGAAGGAACTGGAAGTTGATATATTTGCCATGGAAACGGCTGATATACAGGATGCCAGAAAAGCTTTCGCTAAGGATTGGACGCCAAGAATTTTTGGACTCGTTGCTCTATTCGGCTTTATGGGTTACATATTTTTAGTAACGGTACAGCCACCAGACGCAAATTCTGATACCATAGTTTCTTTAGTATTAGGCTACCTAGGTGGACTGGTATCAGGAATAGCCAGTTTTTATTTTGGAGCCTCTAATAAGGAAAATGAGAAATAGTTATGGCAGATAATTGGTGGAACAAAGACTTTTTAGAAGGGACTATTTTTGGTGAAGCCCAAATGCCCGAAGACGACTATGGAATAGGTTCGTTTTTTGAGGACGATGATTGGGTTAGTGATCTTAATTTTGATGATCTTTTTGCAGGAGATCCTTTAGACTTTAGTAAGTCGTATACCACGCCCACTGATCCTTATGGATTTGATTGGCTTGGTGATGTTGACATAGACGAATACTTAACTAATCTTACAAAATTTACACCACCAAATCCATCCCCAACTTTAGAGGAACAAATAGGAAGTTATCTTAACCAAGAAAATTTATTCTCATCCGATGATCCCGTTTATTCTATTCCTTCAGGTATTTTTGATATGCCTGATATAGGTGATGCTGAAGACTTAACATTTTTACAAAGAATGGGTGTGGGGGAAGATCACGACACTCCGCAATGGTTAAAAGTTATTGGGGATCTACTAGGAGTTGGTGGTTCCAAAGACGGAAAAAGACAAGGGATTTTAGGCTTACCACAACAGCTATTAGGCGGTGGACAAGACGGCGGTGAAATGGGAACATTAGGTAAATTATTATTAGCTAATTACCTAACGAAAAAGGACGAAGGACCTGCTGGTATAGTTCCTATAGGAGCAGAAGCCTATGGCGGAGAGGGTGGATCTCCGATTGATTACCGAGTATTTAATTTACAACCGGCATTGATGCCGGGTGTAGCATACGCCAATGTAGGCAAACCGGAAGGAATGAAATACGGTGGATCAGTCTACTCTAGCGTTAAT